AGCAGTGGGATGCGCCAATCGTGTCTATCAGCCACAGCCTCTCTATACCATGCGTTTCCAGCATCCCAGTCCTCAGCGTCCCTCCACTTGGCCAGCTGCTTCTGATCTGGTGGGGCTGGGAGGTCGTCGATATCTACCCAGCCCATCTCTGCAGCTAGTGTGGTCTTCCCACCACCTGCTGGGATGCAGAATGCAGTGGGGGAAGATGCTCCTGGAATCTTTTGCCTGTACGTACGCCCAAGTATGTGTTTGAAGAGGTCTTCGATGACTGTAAGATCAGCGCCTCTGCGGACCAGTTCCACGGCGTGATCGGCTGCAGCTGTAGCGAGGCTGTTAAAATCGAGCGCGCTCTGCTTGTACCAATTCCCCATTGTCAGTGTAGCTGTGGCGGCTGCAAGGGGTTTTGCCAGTCGTCCACGCTCATTCTGCCACTGTAGGAATTCGTGCCGCTGCTTACCAACCATCTGTTTGCTTGGGTTGAAGTGCCATCCACCCTGAACGTGTAGCATATAATAGACCACTAGATCTTTGAAGCTGTGGTGGAGAGCATCTTCATCATCACCGCAGTAGAACTTCCGGATTGGGGGTCGGCAGCCTAATGCAAGCATCTGCCGTTCAACAGTGCGTGCGTAAGCAGCGTGGAGCATGGTGTTGTCGCGTGCTGTGTTCCTGTGGCCGCTCCAGAGCCCTGACCAAGAGCGCTCTGCGGTTGAACCTGGGTGGATCACGAACCCTCGGTGCCTAAGCCTGGCAAGGTGGAGGGCGAGAATGATCTTCTGGAGATCACCTCCACGCCCACTCTTTTTGGCTTCAAGGAATGCTTGTGCTAGTGCCAGGTCAACGAGAGCCAGTTCGTTGTTGCTGTGTTCTTTGTTGAAGTTGTGGTAATCAAGCGAAAGCCACATACGTTCACCATGCAAGCGTGCCTCATTGTCGGCTTCAAGCCAGTCCTGTACGTCTTCTGGGCGCTGAAGGGGCTTCATACCCTGCTGGGTCATGGCTTTCTCAACGCCAGCGCTGACATAGGACGCTGCCCAGGCAGTCACGTCACGCTGCGCGTAGAGAGCACGCTGCTTCTTCCCAGGTTCATGCTTGGTGCTACAGCGGGCCACATCGTACCGCTGGGCTAGTAGCTGCCCAGCAATGTAGCTCTTGCTGAGTGCCTGCCACACTCCCTTCTTGTTGGGGCGGTCATTGCTGGAGATCCTCCTGTCTGCTGCTTTGCTTTCGTCGAGTGCATGTCGTTCGGAACTGCTTCCTCCTGGCAGTGAGATGGCTCTCTGACTCCAATAGTCTTGGAGGGACTGGTTGAGTGTGTGCTGCGGGAGTGCCCACACAATGGAACGGGCGCTCTCTAGCAGGGCAATATGGATGGCCTGCAGATATTTCCTCCGCGAGCCTTTGAGGGTTCGCCAGCTGTAGGATGGGAGAGCTGCCTTGCGCTCTGCATCCCAATCGGCCTCCGCGAGATCCCTCCCAAGGAGGTTTCTGAACTTCGCGAGCAGTGGGCCGATGGGCTCCCCAGCAGGCTCCCCTGCTACCTTGCCAACCTGGCGCAGCTCCTCT